CTCTCCATATACTCCAGTGGCGTGTCTGGCTCCCCGTCGAAGGCATTATACAGAGCGCTGCATAACTTTGGCCCGTCGTCAGCTCTTGGCTCAACGTCTTTCCAGAGTTTCCCGGTTTCGTCCTCATAAACCGGACGATCCCAGCTGTCACGGCCTTTGTGTCTCAATATCATGTACTTCTCCCAGTACCAGAGCCCTTGCTTTCCCTTTTCTGGTATCGGATCTGACAGGAAGGTGACGTTCTGGAGCTCCCACGCATACCGGCCCGGTGTCCAGTCGCCGAGCTCCATTTCCTGCTCGGTCGGGACGAAGTAGTCGCCGAAGTCTGTCGCGTGCTTATCCGTGGTGAGGCTTTCGGCTCCGATCGGGATATTCTTCGCCATGTCCACGTCGGTGCCGGGGTTGTGTACTATGTGCCAGACGTTCACAAGCTCAGCGGTGGCTATAATAGCGCCGCGCGGCAGTTCGTCGAGCTGTCCCAGTTTTAACCCGTTTTGTCCCGTATATCCAGCATACTGTCCCAGAGCTTTGCGGACTTCCTGCGGGAGAGTCCGGGGATCTTTTGCTGCTGCATGGATAGCGATCGGCCCTCGGTACTTTGTGGGCCAGCCTCTCGTCTCGTATTTTTTAGCGCCGCAGGCTATAAGAGAGGCCCACGGCTGCCATATTGTTATTGCTTTCATTTATCCCTCGCTTTCTGCCTTCCAGACGATAGCGGAGCGCCCCGTCACGCTGCACGCCCGCTTTCCGGCGTTTGTTGCTTTTCCTGCTGCCTGCGCTTTGGTGAGGATCGGGCCCACGTCGCTGCGGCTCACTTTCACACCTCTGCCAGCCAGAACGGCCGCGATCTCGTTCGCCGTCATGGCCTCGCCCCGGATCAGCTCCAGCACCATGTCCTTGACACTCTGGGCCATGTCCGGGCTACGCCACACAATGACAGCAGAGGGGAAGGGTGCCGCGTCCTTGGCGTTTCCGTCCTCGTCCGTAAATTTGAGCCGCCCCCGCAGGAAGCGGATCTCGTCGGCCTTCCCGTGCAGTATGTAGTCGTGAAAATATGAGGTGTCCGTCCTTGAAGGTATGAGCATAACCACGAGCGTGCCCGGTTTCTGGCTTTCCTCGTAGCCTTTCTGCACCCAGTCGCCGATCTGGCGGCCATACGGAGGATTGCAGAACACGCGACTCCCCCCCCAGTCCATTTTCAGGCCGTCGTCGGCCGGTGTGAAGTATCTCGCGCACTTGGCGCTTTTATCGGTCGCGGCCGGATCGAGGTCAAAATGGAACTCCCGATCCAGCTCTGCGAAAAAGTCTGCCGGTGTACACCAGCTCAGGTTCTTGCTGCTTAATAATGCCTCATTCATGCGTCATTTTCTCCTTTCCTTGGTCTTGCGTTTCTTCCTGCCTCGCGGATCGGGCAGCCGTCGCCTCCGGCCTTGCACACGCTTTCGGTGACTTTCTTGTCCATGAATGTGTGAATATCTCGGCCCGCCTCGCTTGCGTGGAGGCTGGTGTTCAGCGGCTCACATACCGCTTGCCCTCGGTGCTGTCCGAAAAGCGCCAGCCCGTTGCAGCACGGGCAGCATTTACGGCCCGGCGGCAGCAGTAGCGGACGCCTGCCTCTTTGCCCCTCTGTCGTGCTGAGCTCGATCCACTGTCTCAAATATTCCCCGATCGGTAGTGTCACGCCTTGCCCTCCGTTTCTGTGTTGTAGTCCAGTTCTATGCCCTCCAGCAGTTTGAGCACTCCGGCGATATATTGCACGCGGTAGGGTTCGAGCTCCGGCTGCTTTATGTGTTTACGGCCGTATATGCTTTTCATGTCCCGCCATACTTCCCACGGCACCCGGTAGAAGTCTTGCAGGCCAAAACTCACCATGATGAAGGCAGCAGCTCCGAGGCGGTGGTGCTCTGTCAGGCTGTCGATCTGCTCCTGAGTCAGTCGCCCGTACTCGATCCGGTCGCTGTCGGTGTGTTTGGCCTCAAATACCACGGCCCGGCCGCCGGTCAGTGTCCCCTTAAAATCTGGCTGCCCGGCCTTGATGTAGCAGGCGAGGAACTGGCCCTGCCGGTTGGGTGGCCTTAACGGGCGCATAGGCTCCGGCGTCTTTTCGACGAAGGCCACGCCCTTGTCGCGATACCAGCCCAGACTCGCGGCGAGCAGGTTCTCGAAGTGTTCCCCGGCTCGCTTGCTCTGGAGCCCGCGCTGGCTGCGCTGGACGTTTGAGAGAGCGGTCGTAGCTGTCGGATCCGGGTAGCCCTCGCGATTTTTCCCCGGCACCGTGTCCCAGCTCATTGAGTCGCCCCCTGATCTGCCTCCAGTGTTATGTCGTGGCCGCGGTGCTTCCTGAGCTCGTTCGCCAGTTCCATGACGGCCTCGCCGGAGATCCTCACGGTGGTGGACTCCACGGCCGCGATCCCGTTCAGGCTGCCGACGTGAGAGGGGAGGACGATCAGCGCGTCGCCCAGCTCAGCGTCCGGCAGTTCCTCGCCGGTGTGCTGGTAGACTTCCACGGCGTCCCGGACGAGGATCCCGTGATCCTTCGCGTATTCGATCTCTGCCTTCATGCTCTCGCTTGGATTGTCGATACCGTACACCCAGATCTCTGAGCACATGCTCAGCAGTGAGATCCCCAGCTCCATGCCGAGGGCTCGCTCCTTTGGGTTTGTGTCGTCCATGAATTGCGTACAATAGACGTGCGGCGCGATCGGCACCACGTCCGGGAAAAGCTCGACGGCTTCCCGGCAGTAGTTCTGCGCCTTGGTGATGTTCTTTTCCATGTCTCCCCGGCACGGGGAGCAGATATAAATAAACCGTGTTCTCATGGTGTTGCTCCTTTCTGTTACTGTTTCAATGCGGCCAGATCTACGTCGAGCGCCTCAGCGATCCGGGCGAGTGTCGCCTCTCTTGGTTTGCTTTCCCCGCGCTCATATACGCCGATCTGGGAGTCTGCCATTCCGCAGCGCTTCCCCAGTTCTGATTGCGTCAGCCTCTTGCTGATCCTGATCTGTTTTATTTTTTCGCCGGTTGTCACGTCTCGGCCTCCTTTCTTTCGTTTTCCTGCCACTCCCTGAGCTCCAGCTGCGTGCGTTCCTTGACGGCCGCCTCCAGAGCTTGCCGCTGCTGATCTCTCCAGCCGATTTCAAGCCGCCGGTATTGTTCTTCCTTGTCCCTGCGATCCTGCTCCCGGTCAGCGAGTAGGTGCTGCCCTTTATCCGGTAGGGCTGCGGCCACGGCGTCGATCTGGGCGGTGAGGTTCTGCGGAGTCATGGCCCGCTGCTTCTCCCGCTCGTACATTGGCTTGTATATATCCATGAAGGCCACCCGATCCATGCCCGGCTTGCCTCCCCGGCAGTAGCTCCGGTGCATTTCGTAGAGGTTGCCCCAGCCGATCGCCTCGACTGAACGGGCCACCAGCGGCGGCAGTTGGTGGTATAGGTCGCCGTAGTTGTACTCCCCGGAAGTATAGAGAAGATCGCTAACGGCGAGCCACGCCTGCTCCGGCGGTATGAGTTCCGGGTGCTGGATCTCCAGCATGAGCTCCCGGATCTCTGCCACGCTCGGCGGCCACTTGCTTGTCGCTATGTGCTTGTTGAGTGCCAGCGCCACGATCCTGCCGTCGTCTGCTTGAAATATTGTGGCCCAGAGGTTCACTGTGGCGGTGACGGCTGCTTCGTCCCTGAATTTGTCATAATTGGGGTAGGCGGTGACGACGATCGCCACCAGCTTTGCCGCGTCTGCCTTAGTCAAATACGCCGCCCCCTTCCTCGTCTGCTATGATACCGGCGAGCACGTCCATGGTGGAAGGCTTGCCTCTCGCTTCCTGCTGATATGCCCCGCCCTGCGGCAGTTCGTCGTCCCAGCGTCCCTGATTGAGCCATGTCGCCGGGTTTGGTATAAAGCGCCCACCTTCTCGCCTCCATTGGTCTGAGGCTTTGGCAAGGGCCACCGCCTGCATGATCCGCTCGAATAACTCGGCGTCAGGCTTGACTCGTTTCCATGAGGTGAGGGCCGCCTTTTTTCCGACTTTCTTCGGGTATTGCTGCCAGAACTCAGAAAACCGTCGCTCTTGCGCGTCCTGCTTCGGCTCCGGGGGGTTAGGGGGTCGATCCCCCTCTTGTGTAGTCTTATCTGGTGTACTCTGGTCTTGTATAGTCTGGTCTACTCTGCCTCCGGTCTTTTTCTGGTCGTCCGGCGGCTGCCCTCCGGTCTGTCCGGCGGTCGTCCGGCGGTCGTCCGATTGCGAAGCGGCAGCAGCAGCCCGGCGACGTCTGGAGCGGTTCTTTTCGGCCTCTCTTTGGTCGATCAGCTTCCCGGTGTACTCGTACCAGTCGTGCAGAGTCAGGGATCCGTCTTGTTCCTCGTCCAGAAGCCCGGCGTGCGCCATGGCCTGCACGAAGTCGTCCGGGGATCCGCTCCACTGGGCCGCCCGCGCGATCATGCGGGTGCTGATACCTTGGAGGGATCCGCTCGGTGCATTGTCCAGAGCCCAGAGCCAGAAAGAGATCAGCAGGCCGAGCATGTGAGCCGGTTCGATCTCCAGCTCGTCAGCCGCCGCCAGCAGCTTTCGGTGATCTTTGAGTTGTTGGTGTACTTGGATCCATGCCACCGTGCGCACCTCCTTTCGTGGTTGTTTCTCGGTTTCTTTTTGGTCGTCCTCCGGTCTGTCCGGCGGTCGTCCGGCGGTCTTTTTCCGGTTGCCCGGTGTTATGAAATATTAGAGCCATAGTCCCCGCCGCCTCCTTGCCCGCTGTCTGCGAAGCAGATCCGGGAGGCTTTGACTTCTACGACTTTATGGTTTTTGTTGTCGCTGCCGGTATATTTCCGGGTGCTGAGGCGTCCCTCGACAACGATCTGGCGGCCCTTGGTGAGATACCGGCTTACAAACTCGGCCTGCTCTTGCCAGCACACAATCGGGATATAGTCGGGCGGGGTGTTCTTGTCTTTGCTCGGCACCTGCACGGCGAGGTCGAAGCTCGCCACCGGGACGCCGTTCTGGGTGTATCTGAGTTCCGGTTCCTGAGCCAGACGGCCCAGAAGTCCCACATGGTTATACATTCGCGTTTCCTCCTTGCTGTTTCTTTACTTCGGCGTCCAGTAAATTGCAGATTTCGTCATACTGGGCCCGCGTCATATTGTGCGGATCCTGCTGCCCGTAACTCTTGGCGATCCGCTCGTTGATCTGCGCCTGAGTGATCCCTGCGTCCTCTCCCTTGCGATACATGCGGGAGAGCTGAGCGTCTGTGAGGGGCCTCTGAGCGCCCGTGCGCCCGTTCTGGGCCGTTTGGCCGCTTGGCTGGGTATTTCTACCCCCTGCACCATTTTGAGGCGCTGTGGGGCGATTTTGGGCCGGTGGCGTCCCCTCGCTCGCGTGGTCGCTCATGTCGGGATCGTCGTCGCCCTGATCTATTCCGAATTTCTCGAAAAGGTAGTATTTGAGGCAGTACGTCCACGCGGAGCCCTTGGCCTTGTCCGGGCCGCCGTCATTGGTTCCCAGAGCGTGCAGCGTTACCTCCAGAATGTCGTCCGGTTTGTCCGCGTTTGTCCAGCGGATCGTCAGGTCTGCCTCATACACCCACACGATCCGGCTCCCTCTCTGGGTGTTCTGCTGAAAACTGGTGAAATACATTGGATCGCCGTTTTCGGTGTGTCTGGTGGCCTGCTCGGCCACTATGTCGAAGTTGACGCCGTACTGGTTCATAGCCGGTGTGAGAAGCTCGTACACGTCGAAGATCTTCGCGAATTTGTACTTGACGCCCTCGGAGTGCTGGCGCTGCGTGATAGCAGGCACGGCCTCCCGGAGCTTGACAAACTTCTCTTGCAGGCTCATGGACTCCCGCGGCGGTGCTTCTGTGGTTTTTGGCTGCGCTGCTGCAGCAGCCTTCGTACTTCCTGCCATGTCTACCTCCTTACACGTCCACCGAGAAGGTGTCCGGCTTCTCAATAATCTGCACGGCCTCGACGATCTCGCCGGTTTCCTTGTCCACGACGCTGCCGCCTATGATTTCAAGCCGCTTTTTGAAGTCTCCCCACTTCGGTTTTTCCTCGGTTTTGATGAACTCCAGCTGCCCGGAGTCTTTGAGATACTGGACGAGCTGAGCGTCGTCCTGCTTCATTTGGCTGCCACCGAATTTCCGGGTGAGCGTTCCAGACAGCAGCCGGTAGCTCTCTTTGGTCTTTGTGGCCTTGTGCGGCACCGTCTCGAAGTATTCCGCGAGCTTCCCGGTGAGAAAACGGGTGCCGTTTTCGTAGCGGCGCTCAGCAGCGGCCAGCTTTTCCTCGATCTTCTGGATCTGGGCCTCTGCCAGTTCCCGGATCCGGTCAAGCTCTGCCTTTTCCTCTGCGATTTTCCGGCAGGCCCAGTCTGCGCAGCCGTCGTCGGTGATCCTCCACGCCGGGCGCGGGCCTTCGGTTTCTTCCTGAGTCCAGAGAGCGTCGTCCATTCCCTCCAGATCCTCCAGCGTAACAGAAGGAGCCGGAGCTTCGGGCTTTCCCAGCTGGGCCAGTGCCTCCGCAGCTTCGGAGCTGCTCACGCCTCCTATGGCCTGCGCGTTTTCCTCGGTCATTTTCTGAATAATGGCATAGACGGCCTCTGTCTGCGTCATGGTGGTGCTTGCTGCCAGCTTCTCAGCCTCAGCGAGCAGCTCGTCGGCCTTGTCCCCGGCCTTGTCCCTGAGTTCCTGAACGGCTGCCTCGTATTTTGTCGCGATCTCCTTCGCTGCCTTAATTGCTTTCCCCATGATCCTGCTCTCCTTCCTGATTGTTTAATGCTTCCCGGAGCTGCTGCCGGGTTTTCTGGTGTTCTTCGGTTTCTGCGGCCAGCTTGGCCTCCAGCTCTTTGAGTTCCTCGGTCTTTTTCTGGTAGTATGCGTACCACTCGTCTGAGCTCTTTTGCGCCTCGTCGCGCTGCCGTTCAGCTTCCACGACGCGGGCGGTCATTTCCGCGAGAAGCTCGGTCACGAGCCAGATCGGGTTCTTTTTGGTTTCTTCGCTCACTGTTCTGCCTCCTTAAAAAATTTGTGGTTGTTTATCGTCATAACGTACACCTGCGACTCGTGCCAGTTGCTCTCCACGAGATCCGGCGCGTAGAAGTAGCGGATCGGCTCACTGGTGGCGACGTGTCCGAAGTCAAACACGGCCTCCACGGCCTCCAGAGCTTCGTCTGTGGGCTCTGGGCGTCTGGTGCTGTACTTGTACCGCTCCAGAGCCTCCGGCGGCCGGATCCCTTCGTCCTCGCACACTTGGAGTATGCACTGGGCCACGGCCACCTTGCCAGCGAAGGGCTCGCCCTCTGCCTCTGCGGTTATCACCTGAGCGATCTCCAGTCTCTCGGCGTCTGTCATGGTGTAGCGCTTTTCGTAGCCTGCCTCTGCCGCCCATGCGTCCGTCAGGCGCTCCCAGTCTACCGGGTGCCCTTCGCCGTCCGTGAATATGAACGTGCGGGCCTCTGGTGTCTTGCTGGCTGGTGTTGGCGTCGGCGTCTCTGGTATGCTTGCCACTGTTTCACTTGTGCCGCTCAACGTGACGATCAGCCAGTGCAGCAGGAAGAAAACGAACAGAGCCACCAGTGCCAGCGCGAGTGCCTGCGGCCAGCTTCGCCGCTTGAAAAATTGGACGAAGCGGTGTAAAATAGGCGTGGGCTGTTTGCGTCTCTTGCGATAGCCCGCGGAGCGGTTTCTCGGTTGCGTCGGGGTCGCTCCGTTTTTTGTTTTCAGTATCATGTCGTTGCCTCCAGTATTCTTAGTCCAGCCTCGGCCTGCCTCAGCTTGTACCTGCCGCGAGCGATCGCTGCGTCTGCTGCCTTTGCGGTGATCCTCAGAGCGTCGCCGATCTGGCTCCGGGTGTAGCCGTTTGATTTCAGCGTGAGGGTCTCCAGCTGGTGCTCTGTGAGCATTTCCAGCAGGGGAAGAAGAGAAGCGCACGCGGCGCTCATTTCCTCCTTGTTCTCCGTGAAGTCTGGCGTGCTGATTGTGTCGTATAGGGTGAGCCCGTCCTCTGTGAGAGGGGCGTCGAGGCTGAGGGGCTGGATCCTCCGGTGTTGTTTCTTTCTTTCGTTCGAGATCTCGGTGTCCATGGATCTGCCCGCTATGGTAGAGAAGGCGTAGATCTGGAGCTCCGGGCGCTCGGTGTATTTCCTCACGGCCCGCAGGTAGCCGAACACGGCCACGTCGTACCACTCCGAAGCGTCCAGCCTTTTGCCCCGGAGGTATGAGAGGACGATCTCGTGGTTTTCAGCTGCGAACTCGCGCTGCTCTTGTGTCAGGGTGGTGCCGGTCATTTGTACCCCCCCCGC